CCCTATTGTTGCAACAAGAACAAATAGGTTTCCCCTTTGATGTAGAAGCGGCACAAAAACTATATACAAAACTCTCTGCTAGAAAGCAGGAGATTGAAACAGAATTAGTTAACACTTTAGAGCCAACAATAATTGAGCTTAAGACTAAAACAAAGACCATACCTTTTAATCCTGCATCACGACAGCAGATTGCCGATAGGCTTATGAAAAAGGGTTGGACACCAACAGAACATACGCCATCAGGAGAGCCGAAAGTTGACGAAAAAATCTTAGCAGGAATTGAGATGCCCGAAGCTAAGTTGTTAACGGAGTTCTTAATGCTAAACAAACGACTAGGACAATTAGGCAATGGTAAACAAGCATGGCTCAAGCTTGAGAAGAAAGGACGAATACACGGCAGAGTTAATCATATGGGTGCTGTTACTTCTAGGTGTACACATAGTGATCCTAATGTCGCTCAAGTACCATCTGGAACAGCCGCCTTTGGGGAGGAATGCCGCAAACTATTTCGTGCGCCAAAGGGCTATTCACTATTGGGAGCGGACGCAAGCGGTCTCGAATTACGCTGCTTAAGCCACTATATGCACAGATACGATGGCGGTCAGTACGCTAAGGAAATTTTAGAAGGTGATATACACACAGCAAACCAACTTGCAGCAGGGTTAGCAACACGCCCACAGGCTAAGACGTTTATTTATGGTTTCTTGTATGGTGCGGGTAACGAAAAGATTGGTGAGATTATTGGCAAGGGCGCGAGAGAAGGTGGGCAGATTAAGAAAAGATTCTTAGCCAAGACTCCCGCCCTTAAAAAACTAACAGAGGCTATTAAGCTACGGTTAGAAACACAGCATGGTGAGAAGTTTATAAAAGGTTTAGATGGTAGGCTCATACCTATACGTCATCCCCATGCAGCATTAAACACACTGCTTCAGTCTGCTGGAGCTATTGTCTGTAAGTATTGGTACAGAACAATAGAGCAGATGATACGTGCTAAAGGCTACACTACAGAAGAAGTTGCGATAGTGGCGTTTGTACATGACGAAGTTCAAATCATAGTTAAGGAAGGCTTGGAGGATGACATAGGTGAAATCACTAAAAAGGCTATTAAGAAAACCGAAGAAAAGTATGGATTCAAATGTCCTCTCGACTCAGAGTTCGATGTCGGCAGAAGTTGGGCAGAGACTCACTAGTTCGAGCCGTTTAGGAGATGTGGCAGAGCTGTATGCAATTACGTGGTTATGGGATGAAGGGTTTGAAGTGTTCTATAACGCTGGTTGCACAGGAGCTGTGGATGTTGTTGGTATTAAGGATGGTGAAGTGTACCTATTTGATGTCAAGATGGAAGGTAAGAACACCAACCTACCAAGCAGAACACCAACACAAAAGAAACTGGGGGTACAGTTTATTAAGTTTGATCCTGTTACTCGTAAACTTAAATTGGTCAAACACAGGGTATGAACATGGACGGAACAACACTTAATATGATCCTTGTATTTAGTTTTCTATTCGTAAGCGTGGCTCTTGGAGTCAAGTGGATTGGCGAGATAATTATACAGGTCGTAATAACAAGACATAACTTTCAACTGCAAGAAGAACTGTTTGAAGCATTTGAAGAAGAGGAGGATGAAGATGAAAGATAGAACATTATTAGTAGACGGTGACATCGTAGCGTACAAAGCTGCGGTAGTAGCGGAGACCCCTGTTGATTGGGGCGAAGGTTGCTGGACTCTTCATGCTTTTGAGCAAGATGTAATACAGAACATGACTACGTTTATGAACGAGATCATAGAACAGTCAGGATGTAACAAGGTCATTACGTGTTTGTCGGGAGATAAGCTCTACCGCAAAGAGGTAGCCCCTTACTACAAGGCTAACCGTAAAGGAACACGTAAACCTATGCTTCTAAATTTTGCTAAAAAATATCTAGGCGAAAAATTCAATGGCAAAGTTGAGGATAGGTTAGAGGCTGATGACCTTTTAGGAATACTAGGCAGTGCGGATAAGAACACAGTCATCTGGTCTATAGACAAAGACCTGTTAACTATCCCCGCTTACCATTTACTAGACGGTAAGGTCACTGAGGTTGATGAAGCAGAAGCAGACTACTGGTTCTTGTATCAAACTTTAGTGGGTGACTCGACAGACAACTACAAGGGTTGCCCCACTGTTGGAGCGAAGACAGCAGACAAGTTGCTACAAGAGAACGGTGCTACATGGCAAACAGTAGTAGATGCTTTTGCAGATAAAGGTTTAAGCGAAGAGGTAGCAATAGAGAACGCGCGGCTGGCACGTATACTACGTGACGGAGAATATAATTTTGAAACAAAGAAGGTAAAGTTATGGAAAAGGTAGACCCAATTAATAACCCACCGCACTACAATGCGGGTGAGATTGAAACGATAGATTACATTGTAGATGTGTTAGGCAAGTTTGATGCTATCTCATACTGCCAAGGTAACGTAATAAAATATACTGGTGCTCGGATGTGGAACAAAGGTAAGCCTATAGAGGATGCCAAGAAAGCAGTCTGGTACTTAAATAAAATGATTAAATTAATGGAAGAAACAGAAGGGGAGAATTGGGGATGAGTAACGATTTAGGCGGAGCAAGTTATGAACAAATTTCAGGGATGTTTGAAGGGTTTGATTGGTATCAAAGCAAGTGTGCTGCCACAGCTATCTTCCCGAAAGACTCAGCGTTAGTCTATCTAACAATGGGTCTAGCAAGTGAGGCTGGTGAAGTAGCGGGTAAGGTTAAGAAAAAGATTAGAGACGGAGAACCAGCTAACTTTAAAGATCAACTGGCATCAGAACTAGGAGATGTGTTCTGGTATCTAGCTATGCTGACAGATGAAGCAGGGCTGAACCTTAGTGACATAGCATTTAATAACTTAAACAAATTATACAAGCGTAAGATTAGCGACACGCTTAAAGGTTCAGGAGATAACCGATGAAAAAGGGTAAGTGTGAAAGATGTAAGGAAGTTGACGAACTCTTTACTGTTGAAGAGGATTGGATGATTTGTCAACGATGTATTTGGCAACTCGCTGACGATGGTTTTTGGGACGAAGAAGTGGAAGAGGAAGTATAATGGATTCATATCAACAATACATACACAAATCACGTTACGCTAGATGGCGAGAAGAAGATAATAGAAGAGAGACTTGGAAAGAAACTGTACAGCGTTACATCGACTTCTGGTTAGAGCGTGGACAGATAGACGATAAACTTGCTAAGGAATTGTTTAGTGCAATACACAGGCAAGAGATTATGCCATCCATGCGTTGTCTTATGACAGCGGGTGACGCACTTAAGCGAGATAACATGGCAGGGTTTAACTGTAGTTACATAGCAGTTGATAACCCCAGAGTATTTGATGAGATATTATATGTATTAATGTGTGGCACAGGCGTAGGGTTCTCCGTAGAGAGACAGTCTGTTGCTAAACTACCAACCATAAGTGAGGACTTTTATGAAACAGAAACTACAATCCATGTTGCAGACAGTAAGATTGGTTGGGCTAAAGCTTTCCGTGAGTTGGTTAGTCTTTTGTATTCGGGTCAAGTGCCTACTTGGGATGTCTCTAAGTTACGGGCTAAAGGTGCACGGCTTAAGACGTTTGGTGGCAGATCGAGCGGGGCTGATCCTTTGGTTAGGCTGTTCGACTTTACTGTTGCTACTTTCAAGAACGCTGCTGGACGTAAGCTAACGAGTATTGAATGTCATGACATTGTTTGTAAGGTTGCTGAGATTGTTGTTGTTGGTGGTGTGCGTAGGTCTGCTCTCATCTCTCTATCTAACTTGTCTGATGATCGTATGCGTCATGCGAAGTCTGGGAATTGGTGGGAAACGCAAACACAAAGAGCCTTGGCAAACAACAGTGCCGTGTACGAAGAGAAGCCTGAGTATGAAACCTTTTTGGAAGAATGGTTAGCACTCTATAAGTCTAAGGCTGGAGAGCGTGGCATCTTCTCCCGAACTGCTGCAAAGAAACAAGCAGCGAGAAATGGACGTAGAGATATAGACCACGACTTTGGCACAAACCCTTGTAGTGAGATTGTCCTACGCTCGGCACAGGTGTGTAACTTGTCTGAGATTGTAGTACGTGCTGATGATACACAAGAATCACTAGAGCGTAAGACTCGACTAGCTGCGATACTGGGGACACTACAGTCAACACTAACTGACTTTAGGTATGTACGTTCTGTCTGGAAGAAGAACACAGAAGAAGAATGTTTGCTTGGTGTAAGTATGACAGGCATCATGGATCACAAGTTGTTATCAGGTAAGGGTAGCTTAGTTACACTAAAGGATACACTAGAGAAGCTGAAGAAGATTGCGGTACAAACCAACAAAGCGTTCGCGGCTGAGTTAGGTGTTAACCAATCAACAGCCATTACGTGTGTGAAGCCGTCAGGTACAGTGTCTCAATTAGTAGACAGTGCTAGTGGTATTCATGCAAGGTTCTCTCCTTATTATATAAGACGAGTACGAAGCGATGGTAAAGACCCTATCTCTGCCTTCCTAAAAGATGCGGGCGTGTCGTGGGAGAAGGATGTAATGAACACAGAGAACTACGTGTTTGACTTCCCTGTTAAAGCACCAAAGGGCGCAACCTGTGTGAATGAGCTTAATGTACAACAGCAGTTAGATTTGTGGGAGATATATCAGGAGCATTGGTGTGAACATAAACCTAGTGTTACTATATATTACTCTGATGATGAGTTCCTTGCGGCAGGGCAATGGCTATGGGAACGACTAGACAGTTGTTCAGGTATTAGCTTCCTACCACGTACTGACCATGTGTATGCTCAAGCTCCTTATGAAGCTATAGATAAGGACAAGTATATGGAACTGAAACGAGAGACCCCATCAGAGATTGATTGGGACAGGCTTGGAGACTATGAAAAAGAGGACACCACTACTGGAACTCAGGAGTTGGCTTGCTCGTCAGGTTCATGCGAAATATAGAAATTGGATAACGGTGTTGGAGGTAGTAACTTGCCTCCACATCATCGCTAACGTCTGGCTACACCTACCGTAACTGCTGGGCTGAAAGGTCATGCCCCATAGGAGAACAACAAATGAATAAAAAACCCTTTATAAGTATAGAATTAATTAAGTATCTTAAAGGTTTATTCCCAGATACTTTACCAAACCGAAGAGGTGTATCAGAAACTGATATAGCTTTTTTACAAGGACAACAAACCGTCATAAAACGTATGGAGTTTCTATACGAGGACGATCAACCAGAAGAGATTTAAATTATGTGTATGTCATCACCAAAAGCAGCAGCCCCAACGCCAACGGTAGCAGCACCGCCACCACCAGAAAAAGCCCCATCAGAATTAGAAGACGCAGTAGACAGTAACGCCACCGCCCTGAAAAAGAAAAAGAGAGGGGCTAGAGGTGTTCTTGGAAGAGGGTCTTCAGGTACACAGGTTGCAGGATCATCGGCAGGATCTGGTTTGAGTATAGGCAGTAAAAGTGTGTAGACCTGCCTCTATATCACCAAATACGAACACTACCCCTAAAAAGCCAAAACAAACTAAAATTAAATATTAATAGGAATTAACAATGCACGATTCATCTATAGCCAAGACGTATGAAAACATGGCATCAGATCGTGATTCGTTCTTATCAAGAGCACGTAATTG